CTGCAGTAGTAAAGTTAGAGAAAACACCATTTGGATTTGCTGCAGCAAGTCTATAGTTATTTTTTACAAAAGCATTAATTTCAGTTACATTATCAGCAGCTTCAAAAAAAGCGATAAGCCCACCAGTGTTAAAGGCATTGATAGCGTCCGTACCACCTTTAGCACGGATATTGTTATTTCTTGCAACACCAAGAAGTGCAGCATTCCCAGCAGATTGTTTATTTTGATAAGTAGCGCCTTCAAACTTTGTATCCAAACCGAGTTGGGCACTTCTCAATGAAATGTCACCACCATCAATAGAGTTTGAAGCAACGGCTATAGGATTGCTGTCTCCTAAAAACTGTTCCCAAAGAAGACCAATCTTCATAGTATATCTGCCCGATTGTACAGGGTTTAAAGATGTCCAATTATTCATACCAACAGCTCTATCAGACAGAGAATTTACCACTCTGTTGACTTGGTTTGAAGTTTTTTCTCTACTAGCATCTGGAGCATTCTGCTGAGAACTAAACGTGTTTGTCCACTTTTGTAAAATAGTTTGAGCCATTATTTATTTCCTATGAAAATTCAGCAGCAGTGATTACATCATTCTCATCTTCTAATGATGGCATTTGAGTATACTGCTGAAACTCTTCAATGCTAGTTTTGGTAACAAAACGTGTTGTGTTTTGGCCACTCATGGGAATCTTTTGTTCTGTTGTTCTGGCTCCCTGCAGGGTTATTCTTGCAAGTGGCCCTTCTTTGGTGCCATTAACAAAATTAACTTCGGGGTCTATGTCTCTATTTGTAATAAGAGCAGTACGATTCCACATGGCTAAAATATCACCATCTCCCTTTACGGGGTGTGCATTACCATCACTCCAAGAGTCAGTAGCAAGTTGACTTGCTTCTCTTGTTGGGCTAAATGAATAGTTGACCAAACTATTCGCATTATCAGCAGCCTTACCAGCTACAGCGGTAGGATTGCTAACGGGTGATGAGTTTGGAAACATCGCTTGCCACTTACCAAGTATACTTGATGGTGTTGATGCTACGCCTTGGTCTGTTAGAGAACTACTCCATTGTGATAATATAGATTGACGAGGCAAAGTTTATCTCCTAAAAAAGGTCTAGTTTATCTTTCATCTCTACAATAAGTAGAATGTCTTTCAAGTTGCTAGTTGTTACTGATTCTTGTTGTATGATACCCTTTAGCTTTTCACTAACCAACTCAATCTTATTGACTATCTTTTCATCAGTGATAGAAGGTGATTTGTGAGCTATTTCATCTATTAGATTATCTACTTTCTTATCTACCCATCGTTTATACTTCACAGGGTCGGAAGTAGTGTAATACTTTTCAAGATAAGACTTTTGCTCTTTGGTCAAAAGTTTTCCATAAACATCATCAAACTTCTGTAGGGCTATTACCAAAGAAAGTTTTTCCGTCTGTATCTCTTCAATAGTTTTCTTTTCAAACTCTGATTGACTTCTAATGTCACGAATACTTTTAGCTGTCTTGTTTTCCAATAGATGATCCATCAATGTTTCATCAATCGCCAGATTCTCTCTGGAGCTAATGTATTGGTCTGTCTCATGTAATCTGATGTGAAAACTAGCAATAGTTTTATAGTTAGGTATGTTTATTTTTAGGAGGTTTTTCTTGTTAGTAATACGAGAAATAGATTCTGATAGTCTATTTAACTCAGCGTCTAACTTCTTTCTATTTATGTTTTTTGCGTATTCTGATACAAGATTACGTACGAATAAATTGGCAGAATATACATTTCTTGCCTCACTATAAATAAACTGTGAATAAATCTTGTAAGCCTTTGAGATTTCTGTGTCTTTCAGAAAGTTTTCTTTAATAAGAGCATACAACTTAGCAGCCCTATTATTTCTCTTTTCCGAAACTTCCCGCAAAACAGCGTGGCTCAATACCTCAAACATTATACCCACATTTTTCTGTTTATTGTGTTTCATTATTAGCCCCAAATTATAAAAATGATGTAGTTTACTAAAATAAATATAGAAAAAAAATACTAAAGGTTACTTACGATACCTTTTAGTGTAGAATTGTCTAACTTTTCTTCGTTTTTATCCTCTTTTAACGACTCCAACATACTATTTGACTCAACATTGAATTTCATAATGTCTGAAATAGTCTTATCTAAAATGTCTGGTCTTTGTTTCTTCTGATTGCCCTTACTAGTTATACCTGTTTCATTATAGGTATAATCTTTTGGATAGCCAGGCAACTCTCTTGTTCCTGTTGGGTCGTAAGGCATCATGTCCTTAGCAATATCTCTTGATTTGTTTCTCTTTTGGATTTTTGTTTCGTTACTACTATTATCATCGTCCTCATTACTAGCTGGTGGCGCCGGTGGTTGACCTTCTTCGCCTCCACCTACTGCACTTTCACCTTGCTCAAGTTGGTCAACAATAAACTTCTCTGATGCCTCTCTTTGTCTGTCAACCTTTATATTAGCAATCTCACTATCAGAAAGTTTTAGTATTGACTTCTGGACATACTCGTTAGAAATCAAGTCTGAATCAGCAATGTCTCTTGCTGCACCAAACCTTTTGTCCATCAAATCAAGTTGCATCATCTCTGTTACTGTAGATGGGTTGGTTAGTTTCAAATCAAAGTTGTAAATGGATACATCATCGTATCCTCTAAGATACAAGTGTATCAAACTTATCTTGGCCAACTCACTGATGATGATTTTTTGTATTCTTTGTATTGTCCGAGCAAACTTAATGTCTTCTTGTGCTAGTGTTGACTTACCACTCAAGTCTTCTTCGGCTGTAAGGTATGACTTTGGCACACCCAACGAAATAAACAACTTGTTTTGTAGATACTGAATGTCTTCAATAGCAGCAGCATTCTCACCGCCAGGCAATGTTTCTATTCTACTTCCTCTGTCTCCACGGACGGGAATAAAGAAATCTTCAAGTATTGATTCGGGGTTGTATCGTAGGTCAACTTGTCCGTTTGATTGATTTACATTAGGCAATCTTTTTAGTTTATCTCTAGCCTGTTGCATGTAGTTTTCAACATCCTTGGGGGGAATGTTTCCTACATCAACATAAAACACTCTACGCTCTGGTGCTCTACTAATTCTATAAATCAACATGGCATCTTCGGCCATCAATAGTTGTTTCCAAACTTTACGTGATGAATCTAATACCGAGCGACCATAGGGCAAGAATCTATCATCACCAAGGATTCTTAGGTGTGATACTTGATAGTTTTCAAATACAGTGTTGCCCTGTGTTAGCCACTTGAAACGTAAACTGTTTGGGTCGTTATTATATCCTTCTTCTCTTTCTATCTCACCAACTGGTAGAGCAATGGCGCCAAGCACACCCTCTTTGTTTACAATGTCTAGTAGATTGAAATGGTCACCATACTTGCACATATTTCTTATCCAAGTCCAAAGGTGAAAGTCAATGTCTAGTCTTTGATAAAACAACTCTTCTAACTCAGATACTATCTTATCATCGTCTGAAACTATTTCTACACTTTTTCCATTTTCAGAATAGGTTGTGCTATCGTCAGCATAAATGTCCAGCGCTCTTGTAATCTCTGGATAGTGGTCCATCTCTTCGTAGTCTCTTATTCTATCAAGACGCTCTGTGCCACCTACTAGTCCTTCGCCATACAAACTTTGTGAGGCTTTCTGAAAACTATCAAAGGCTCTTTTTTGTGCATTACTGCCTGGCCGCTCTGTTGGTACTTTATACTGTGCAGAGCCGCCTCTTAGAAGCCTTCTTAGTATGTCAAACCTATCTGCCATTATTCACTATCCTTGTTGTGAGAAAAATAATACTATACCTAATACTACAGGAATTAAACCTGCAATGCCACCCCAAATACTTGCCTTGACTTTGAGTGTGGCTATTTCTACTTGAATTTTTGTTAGTCTATCTTCTATTGATTTGAAATCTGTATCATGTGCATCTAACTTACTTATAACCATTTTTTGATACTGTTCCCAACCATTTAAATCAGCCATCTCATACTCTCTTTCTGACCATTGCCAACATCAAAAGTATACTCACCATCACTCTTGTTATTTTGGCTGCCGTAGACACCAAACTCAAATGGTGTATTATTAAAATTGAGACCCGATAACATTTCTCTTGTAACCTCTTCATCTTGAGAGTTAAATTTTAGAGTAGTATTTCTAACATACATACCCATTGATAAAGACATTACTAAATCATCATTATAGCTTGCAAGAGCTTCGGGCTTTCCATTATGAAAAACAAAAGTTTCTAATTCCGCTATAGTTCTTTTAGAATGTAAAGTAAAATCGTGTGTGCGTAAGTCTTCTTCCATTCTTGCAATACACGCTGGTCTACTCTTCATGCTCATCGTAAAGCCAGGCACTGCATTTTTCGGCACATTGTAAATATCATAGTGTAATTGGTTAGCGTTACTTTCATGTATTTTTGTTAAATCTTTTACTGTCCAATACATATTCTTGTATTCCATCTCCAAGATTTTCATAACAACATGATGACCCATTGAAGCATTTTCAACTATGATGTAAGCGTTGTTATATTGGACAGCGGTATTATGTATAAGGTGGGAATAAGCATCAGTGTTTACTTTTCCTTTATACTCAGCAACCTGCTCATAGTTTTCTATATCTATAACATGAAAAGCAGAGTAGTCTTTTCCATCTCCACGAGCAACGTCAGCAGAGATAAGATATTGTTTTGTGTAGTCGGGATATTTCCAAATCCATAGACCTTTATCTACCCAAGTCTTTTCTTCCGGCTCCCTCACAAAGGGTCTGTAACCATCGTCAGCGGGTTCTTCTTCTGTTGGGTGTTCCTCATACCATTGTAATGCCTTCACACTCACAACATTGTTACCAGACTGCAGAAAGTCACAATCATGCTCTTGTGCAAATGCTTGGTCACCTATTTTTCTTTTTTCTAACCTACCCCACTCAGCATCTCTGTCGGGGTGAAGATTCCAAGGTAGTCTTATTGGGTTGAATGAGATTGTAGCATTACCAACTTTTTCTGTAGTGCCTGCTTCTGCCTCAATGTATGTTTTGTGAAACCAGTTACCAATACCGTTTGGTGAAGACAACACAATACAATCACCACCAGTAGATAGTGTAGGTTGAGCAGCAACCCAAATAGTATCCATACCTTTGATAAAAGCAGCCTCGTCAATAATCAATAAACTAAGTGCCTCTGAGCGTGCTGCATCTTTTGAGTTAGACCCTGTAGCGCCCGCCTTTATCTTACTACCATTCTCTAACTCAATACTTTGTCTGTTATCAACTAGAAAGTTACTCTTCAGAAAGTCTGGCACTTCTTCCAAGAAAACTCTTACCTTATCAACTAGGTTTGTTGCAGTGTCTCTCTTTGTGGCAAGGATAAAAATCTCTTTGTCTTTGAAGAAGTTGGCCATCCATGCGGCATAGGCTGCACACAAGGTACTAATACCTAACTGTCTAGCCTTTAGAATAACATTGTATGACTTGTCTAAAAACTCATTGAGTGTATCTTCTTGGAAGTCATACAACTCAAATGGCATCAAACCCTTCTTTGGGTGTCTAACCTTGCCATAAGTTTTGAAAAAGTATATAGGGTCTTTTCTACACTTTATGTATTCTTTTAGCTCTTCTTCTGTCATTCTATTTCACTATGAAAAAGTTCTTGGTGAGAAGTTTCTATTAATAACCGTTACACTTCTAATGTTTTCTAACTTAAATCTTTTGATGGTATCATTGTTTCTAACAGCTAATGTTACATCATAGCCCCAAAAATACTTATCATCTATTTCATAAGGCTCCAAGTTTCTAACAACTATGTCACCTCTTTCTGTCCTACCAAATGGCTTTGGCTTCTTAAACTCTTTGTCTTCTTTCTTGTATCGAATACGAACTATCTTTCTATTGACCACACCTTCCTCAAGTAAGGTCTTGTTTCTTTGACTAATCGGCATCTTCTTCTGTATCCGTCTGTGTTGAAGTTAGACGTTGCATCTTATTTATCTTATACTCTGGCTCCAACTCATGCTCCAACTCATTGCGAGACATTGTTGTGTTTATGAAGGCGACAACTTGATAGTCTAAAACACCAGAGCCAATCTCAGCTACCTTTACAGGTGTTAGCTTATCTATTTTAATGTTTTTAAGTGCAAAATGAAACTTCAACTCATCAATTTTATCTTTTCTATTTTTCTCTGTCGTGAAAGGAATGGATAAGACTAGTTTGTATTTCTTTACGTCTTCACTTACTTCTTCATGTATTGCATCAGATAGTTTCATTTCGGTAGCCATAAAGGTTTCGGGGTAGTCGTTGTATAGGTCGTATTTAGCAGCAATTTTATCTACATCTTTTTCATCAGTAGCGCCTCTAAGAGAAGCAACAATCTTTTTGATTGAGCCTTGGCCAGCACCAAGTGTAGCTAATCTAACACTAATCATAGACAACCACTTTGCAGTTGTTTGTCAGAGGCTCCTTTATTAGAATCTGAAACATACTTCCTCATCAGATACTCAATACTATTGTCTTCATCCTCTCTTATGATTGCTGATAGCCTCATTACTTATCTGCCTCTACCGACTTCAACACTTCCTGTAAATCTGCTAGTATGTCAAACATTTCTGGCCCTTGGTCGTAATTACCACTCTTTTTTGTACGAGCGTGTCTTAGCTTTAAAGCAGATTGTATTTGTTTTATAGTTTTGTCAATACCTTTTGAGTATCCTTCGTAAGCCTGTTTAGCCTGTGGACTAGGAAGAGGTGCAGCAATCTTCTTTTTCTTTGGAGGCTTTCTACCTGTTGGTGACTTATATCTTACTTCTGTTAGTTTCATTTTTCTTCCTCGTATGTGTTGTTATGGGGTGCCCGTAGACACCCCACATTATTATTTACTTAAGCTCTTCAGCAGCTTTCTTTATATCACCGAATGTTTCGGCAACTTTCTTTGAACCACCTGCAAGTAGCCCAGCAGTTAGGACTTGACCTAACATTGTTGCATCACCATTGAATAGCATTGCAACTAAATCTACTGGAACTTCTTTGGCAATAAGAAAAGAAACACCCCAAGAAATGGGAACCTTCAATCCTTTACCACCAACATACTTTGCATAATATTTCCAATTGAATAGAGTAGCTAACCCTCTCTCAATAACAACTGAAAGAGCGATAAGTAGTGCAAATACACTAGCTACGTTTTCCAATACGGGTCCAAACTCCATAAAAATTCTCCAAAATAATGATAATAATTTACATCAACCCTTTGTATAAATATTATCTTACAAATAGAAGCTACACTATACTGGTAAAGTTGGCACATTGATGTTTACAAGCGCACCTGTAACAGGTACATGAGTGTCCCACACGTACATAGTAAAATCAGAGGTTGCTGTATAGTTGTCATCGCTCGATTGATTAACGTGTTGTCTGGCGTAACCTGTGGCGCTAGAATCAACTTGATTTTTTACTGTACCATATACTTCAGGATCGCCTGTAACTGGCAAGTTGTTTAGTGTATTGACAAATTGGTCATTTTCACCATCACCGAATAAATAAACTCTATTCAAGCCAGCGTTTTCTCTACCAGTTATTGAGTTGTTAAGAATATACTTCATTGGATCTTTTATTACTTGTCTTATGTCGCCAGTAGAGGTTAAACAATCACTCAACACAGCCATAGATGCAACAATGCCTGACATAGAGGAAGACTTACCAAGTGTACCCCAACTCATTTTGAATTCGCTGCCGCTTAAACCCATTTGGGCGCCTGGACCCAATAAGATATTTTCTCCTATTGGATATTCTGTTACTGGATTATCTCCACTCAAAGCAACCTTATACACCTTTACTCTGTTTATTGTATCAGCAGTTGTGGCAGTGTTATCAATAACGCCACCATCATAAGTAACAACAACAGCATTCCACTCATCGTATGTTGTTACTCTATCTTGTGTGCGCCATCTTATCATACCAAGAGCATTAGCTTCGGGACTGTTATCCGTATTAGTTACCATTGGATCAGCACCTATACCTACAACATAACTTCTGTCGTTATGAAGTTGACCAACTGCAAGACCCCCACTAGCAGCATTGCCATTGCTTTCAGCTATGTTGGTAGCTCCAAGAAAAGTTCCACGCTCATTTGAGCCCCAATAAACATGAGCAAATGTCCAAGGAGATGCAGTTGAGCCATAGTTTTTAGCAAGAGGGTTCTGGAAGTTAGTATTATCTCTGGCATTATTGCCAGTTTCTATTATTCTAAATGTTGGGGTATCTAGCTGTCTTTGTATTCCAAAATTAAAATCAGTTTGATAGCTTGGGCCAGGAATACCACTAAGGCTGGGTATAAGCACGGGTTTATATATTGGGTCTCCATCGCCTGAGCCTGCAACTAACCTCGTAGACGCTGAGGTGGAATATCCCGAATCACTATCAGTTTCGGGAAATGTTGTGGCAATGGTATTATAAATGTGTGGACGACTACTACTACTATAAGTGTCATAATCACCATCACCCATGAGATAGATACGATTGCCTTTTCCATCTATAATGCCCTTTGAAATTCTAAACGCTTCGGGATCTATAATAATTTTTCTAATGTCTTCTTCGGTAGTAATAACATCTTCATAAGTCACATGACTGGCTATCTGCATTTTAACCGCATTATGATCGGTAATAGCTCTTCCAATACAAAGTACGGGATTCGCGCTAGCATAGCCAGGCGAACGTGTCGCGCCTCGGAAATCTATTGTGTCATCTGGAGCAAGGTCAATAAAAAGTTTGCCTGGATTTACCAAATTAGTTGCATCAACATCAAAACCATCACCTTCAACCCTCTTATCATCGGCTACATGCTCAAACATTGGTAAATTGGTAGGGTCATAAAGGTCAATAGTATAAAACTTGAAACGACTAAACCAGCTATCCGAATCAGCCGGATTAGAGCCACCTGTTGTACCACCATCAAAAGTTACGACCAGTGCAAACCACTCTGACCAGTATTCGGTTGCATTAATATTCATAGCTCTATTAGCAGTGTATCCAGACGCTAACTTAAATGAATCAATAACTATTTTATCGGTTGTTCCCGCTCCGAAAGCAAGTGGCAAAGATGAATCTTGAAAATAATTATTACTAGTATAAAAACGATAAGAGTTATCAAAAAAGGTGGCGAAGTCATTGTCAGTAGTCCCACAAACCCAAGGATAGCCTGAGTCATAGTTTCCAAAACTGCTAGTTCTACCTATTCTAAAAACAAAAGCCTGTGTCCATGCTCGTCCATCACCATTTGTCAACCTTGTCCAAGGGAAATAATCCATCCACATATTTCTGAATTGAGTTTGATTGATGTAAGGCCAGTAAATAGTAGAGCTGCCTACTGAGGTTCTCATAGCATCTGTTTCACTATCAAGCTCAATGGCCATGTTAAACGGTGTGTTAGTTGTTCTAGCTGCTACATAAGCACTAACACTGACACTTGAGCAACCAAAAGGATTAGCAACTTTTAATAAAAAAGTGTATAGGTCGTCTTCATCTCCTCCACTATGAGCGGGAGCTATACCTGTTATTGATGAGTTGACATTAGAACCTTCATCTTGTTTTACCCAAGAAGGAAAGGCGACATCATCATCAGCGGATTCATATACATAAAAGGTAGGTGTGTTAGAGCCACTGGAAACTGGTGGTGTAAATCTAAATTGGAAACCCTCTGTTGCTGTAAAAGAACAAGTATCCATAATAGGCTTGTATGAAGAAAGGTCGGAGCCGCCTGGGGGCTCAAGAATGTTAGCACCTAAAATAACATTTAAACCTTCTATTGTTGAATTCCTGTCATCACCAATAGATTTCAATGCAGTTAGGTTTCTATTTGGGCTAAACTCCCTTGTATAAAAATATTCAAAAGGAATGTTTTTCATTGCATAGAAGACACCATCTGCAGTAGTTGTTATGGTTTCGTTTATTACATGCACACCAGTAAGGCTTTCACCAGCTGCTGATGCACTTAGCTCGCCTAGTGGCCTTACTCCGAGCCTTTTTGCCGATCTCGCAAAGATTACGCTTCTATCATCTTTAGATCGTCTAACTAGATATTTTGGCGCCATATCTTTCTATTTCCTTATTTATTGTTTCTATCATTTGATTTAACTCATTAACTTCTTTCAAATCTTTATGAACACCTGCAATTATCAAGTCATCCCACATTCCAGAAAAATTGACTTTTTTATAATAATTGTTTAGGTCATCTTGTGCTGCTGTCAAAGAGGAATCGTACTGGAGTTTTATTTCCTCTAACATCTCTTTATAGGAGTTTTCCATAATGTTACCCCGCAACTATTGATAGTATTCTTGTTTTTGTTAAAACTGACTCTGTGTTTGGGTTTAGTTGTATCTTACCATAGCCTCTTTTACTTACCTCATCACCAACATAAACAGGTATGATGGCTATTCTATCGTGTGAAGTACCGGCACCGTTTTCTAAGATAATGTCTGTAGGTTGTTGAGTAAATGTAAACGCTGTCGTGCCATCTTCGTTTAGAGCTGTCCAAAAAATACGCACAGCCATTGCAGTTTCATTAACAGTTGGAGTAACATCAAAACCTAGTCTAAAATTAATTGTATCTTTTACGCTCAACTCATCAAACTTTATCTGATTATTATTAACATCCCAAATACGAGTAACGCCAGCTGGGCGACAACTAGTATTAGATGAGCTAGATTGCCCATTGTTTGTTATGTCTGTCCACTCACCACCTAATAAAGTAAGAGGATTAGATGCTAGATTATTATCACTATAATATTCATAACCATGGCGACTGGATCCGCCACCACTAGATATAAAGTTAGAAAAATAATCTGTCAATACCGATAGAGTTGTTTTTTTAGTGGTAGAACTACCAACATCTACAACAGGAACAATGTCGGTTGAAGCTAAGTCACCAGAGGCTGAAATATTTGGCAACTCACTTATTTTTTTATTAGTAGACATTAAGACCTCTTTTTATTTATTCTTTTCTTCTTCTTTGGTAGGTCATTTATGAAGACAAGACCCTTAGAAGGTTTATCTTCTTTTACTATGGGGGTTTTCTTCTTTACAGTGGAGGCGGTTACAGTTACTGAAGGTTTGGGTTGTCTTACAACGGGAGCTGCTTCTACTTTTACTTCTTTATCAAAGGCAACTACTGATTCCCATGGCACAAAAAACTTATTATCAATAATAACTTCCATTTTTGCTTCATAATCACCAACTTCTAAGACATTTTTCATCTCTGGTATAGTAACAGAGTATCCGTCATTCTCTTTTACCGCTGGCAAACAAACACTCAACCTAGTATTACCCAACAACATTCTTACTTGGGGCTTTGATGTTGATGGTGAGTTGCTATAACCTTCTATTTGCACATCAAAGTGAATAGTATTCTCTCTATCTAGTGAAAGTTTCATTGTGTCCATTTTATATTCTCAATCCTTACTTTTAAAGAAGAGGCCTCTATTATGTTAATAAAATTCGGAGTAACTATAACTTCTGGAGTGTCTTCTTGTATAATAAATTTCTTTTTTGGTGATGCGCTGTAGAATGATTCGCTGTTGATAGTGTTTACAACAACGCCCATCTCCCACATTTCACTATCATCTGGCTCAGTGGTATTTTTACCACCGCCCTCCTCTATAACAAAAGATTCTAATACTAAATAGCTTCCATCTTCTGTTAGTAGGAAGCTGCCATCCTCCATCTCAATACCATATCCATAAGGTGGCGGCTTTTTATTATCTGGACTATCACCTAGTGCTGCATTTGGTAATTCACTACCAACGGCCATAAAATTTCTTTCGTTATGCTGTTATGTCAAAAATACGACCTTCTCTTACTTGGTCTAAAATTTTGCTCATGCTCTGTTGAGTCTGTTTGATATCACTAACACCACCCAAGGGAACGTCTGTCCTCATTGTTGCACTAATCATACCTCCAGATTTCCATTCGGGACTGGTAATTGCTTTACCTTTTACGGGGTCAGCAAGATTACCGTTGGACAATCCATAAAGTTCTGTTGGAATAACAGAAGATACTGATGCTGGTGGCTTATTAACAATCATTATCGGCTCTCCAAGATACCACAAGGTCTTCAAAGCCTTTGATGACCCTATGAAAAGTTTCTTTTGGTATTAAGTATTCACTACCTTCAGCAAGCGGAATGGGCATTTCTTCATCCATCTGAATACACCATCCACCATCCTTGATAACTTCTATTAGTCTATCTTCTTTATCACGATGCCAGACTAACTCATCTTCAGAAACCTTATTGGAGAAAACTCTAACTATCTTATCTCCTATCTTTCTTTCATCATACGGCCTTACCACCAAGTGCCTCCACCAGACATTCCTAAACTTTTTGCATATCTAGGTAACCTACATGCCCAGTAACCTGCTTTTGTCTTATCTTTTTTAGTTGGGCAGTTATGTCTATCACTAAATGCCTTACGAGCCTTTGGGTCTTTCAGTTTCACAGCTAACTTACCACCACCACCCTTAGCACCAAATGAAACCTTCTTTACCTTTTTAGTCTTAGGATTCATAACATAGACATAAAACTTTTTACTACCACCTCGCTTTGGTTTATTGAGTTGCACTTTTTTACCTTGATACTCTGCTTCATTCATCTCAACCATAACGGGACAATCCAAAGGCACTCTCTCACCATTATACTCACCAAACGTCCCTATGTCGGTTTCTAAGAGGTCTTTATCCACAAAGGATAAATCACTCATCTTTCCTTCGTTGTAAAGCCTACGGGCCTCTCTGAAGGTTGCAAAGTAGCTCTCACTATACATTCTAAAAATACTTTCAGATAGTGGGACTTTCTTTTCTCTATGATAGTCAAGAGCCTCGTTTATTGTTTCTTCTTTTATAATGTCTGTTAGTTTCATTTTTTACCCTATGAGATGTAAGCGTTTAACTCAAATTGATTTTTCATACCATAGACTTGGAAGACTAACATTTTATTTACTGGCTTTCCTCTTCTCATCAAACGAAGTTTGAAGTGATGTGTCTTACCAACGCCAGGCCGAGCACGACTATAACGACCACCCATTGTAATCTCTGACTCAATGTCCTCTTTACTTACTTCATAACCCTTTTTCATTGCCATCCTTATAGCCTCTTGAGCAGCAGAAGAAAATGATTTATGATAAATCTTATAGTTTTCGTTTAGTACTTTTGATAATTTCATTTTGTCTCTCTACTTTTGTAGTATTGCCTTTTTCTTAGGTCTACCCTTACTACCGTAATGTTTTCTTTTTCTTGCTACAGCATTCTTCTTATCTTTCTTAGACATACTTGCAGCAACAGACTTCTTACGACACTTTGGATAAGCTCGTTGACCACCCTTACGAGACTTCTTACCCGCAGATGCACCACAAGGTGGGTGACTACCGTCTTTATTCTTACGACTAATATCGACCCACTTCTCTCTAAACCATTTACCAAGACTACCCTTTACTTCATCCAAATTCAATTCTTTTCTAAGCTTACTAATTTGCTTCTCTAGCTCTTTGTGTTTCTTAGAGCCAGGCACAGCTTTCATAGCTTGGTTGTACAACTTATAAAGCTGAACCATAGTTGCTTTTTCATCAAGTTGTTGTAAAACTTCACTTAGTTTCATAGTCTATCTCTTATGAACCGGCGATACCCTTTGAGCCAGGAATATCATCTCTTTCTGTAGCATCTCTGTTGACAGCTTTCATAATCTTCTTATCAATATCTTTCAATTGACTAAAAATTTGTTTGGCAACATTGTTATCAATGTATCTCATCTTACCCAACAACTTGACATCATTCTGAATGTCAGTAAGACGATAGCCAACAGCCTTTGAGCCGAATAGAAGACCTTTTAGTTTATTGTGTTCTCTTCTGCCACCCTTCAACTTGGGCATACCTTTTGCTTCTTCTAATGTGTTTGACTCTTCTAAAATACCAGCCATCTTAGCTAACTGGTCAAAATCTTCTTTCAAATCTTCCATGCTATTTTCCTCTTTGAGATTTAATCCAATCTTTGGCAATCTTACTTTTGATTGGTGAGTTTACAAACTGCTTTATCATTCTGTCAACCACCTTACCAAAGGTTGGTTTTCCAGATTTTACTATTACACGGTCACTATTATCAATGATAATCATTTGACCCTTAAATAAACCTTGAAATCTACCTATGTTTTTCTGTACATCTTTCCAAATCTTTGTCACTAATTTCTCTGGTAATACTCTATCACGAGCAGCATTTCTTTCCAAAGCAACCTCTAATGAAGTATTAACAAAAATCATATAGCAGTCATAACCTAGTTTTCTAAGCTCAACTACCTTCTTTTTTATCTTTGAATAATCATCACCTGTGCCGTCAATCAACAAACCCAAACGACCATGCACATACAATTTTTCTTTCGCATCCTTTATTCTTTTGGCTTTTTCTCTTGGTGACTCTGGCCCTGTTGTTACTTTTTGAAATTGTTTGTCGGTCATCTTTCCCAAAGTCTTTGGGTCAATGCCTTGTTTCTTTAGGAAGTATTCAAATTCGGGGTCTGAGTTGACCACCTTTAAACCAGCAGGCGAAAATGAATTTGCGCTTGGTATAGCAAAAACTTCGCCGCCCACAAAAGACTTCCCACTGCCTGGCCCTCCAGCTAAAAACACAGCTTTGAAAATGCCTGGGTCATTTACACCTTCATTAAATAAATCAGCAAGTTTCATTTTATACTCCAACTATCTTTTTTAATTTTGAAATGTTAGTCATAACTCTTTTTCTTATCTTGTCTGGCAAATCTTCTGCAGAAGATAGCAGAGAATCAATGGCATTGGCTATTCTATCATCAACCTTGGCTGCGTTTTTTCTAATGTTAGCGACAGTATTCCAACCCATAATAGCATCTATTATGTTTAATGGGCCAGTGATAGCAGAAAATGTTACGGCATCAAGTTTCAAAAGGAAATCAATAAAATCTTCCTTACTGACTCTTTTCTGTAACAATTCTTTTAGTTTCACTCTTGCCTCTCTATCTCCACCATGAGCCTTGAAAGCGTAATACATAACTTCACCCATGTATTTACCGGCCTTTGATAAGATAGATAACAAACCTCTACCACTGCTGCTCTTAATGTTTAGACCAGCCTTCTTTGCCATCCTCAATACACCACCACCAACATTTTCATTTAGTTGGTCTGGCTTCATTGACATAAACAAAGCTATCTCTAAAATTTTTTGTTTGTCATCGTCAAACACATTACTTAGTTTCATCTTACCTTCTCTATTCCCTACCCTTGAAAAATTTATATAATACTCCGAATAAAACTGTGCTCACCCAAAGCATCACACCATTTACTGCTTCATGTTGCCAAAAATCTGCCCAGCTTCTGCCGCCAGGAAAACCGACTACCTTCCATATTTCATAGAGAATAGTAACTGCAATAGCAGAAGCGCCTGTCCAAACACCGGCTTTTTTAGCTTCTTCAGCAGCTTGTTGGTTTTTTGTAAGAGTAACTACATCTTTACCTAACCTCTTATTCTCTTCTTTGTATTTCTGTGCATCTTTCTGCCATCCTTGAGCAGAAGCAGAGTGCATTTTTGCAGACTTTTTATAGTTACCTATTTCTTTTCTAGCCTGTTCGTACTTCTCTCTTAACTCCGTAGGCGAAGCAATCTTAGCCGCGGGTGGATAATGAGCCATATTTATTCTCCACTAAATTGTAAATTATTAACTTTAAAATAACATAATAAAATAACCTTTAGCAGAAACCTTTTAAGACACCCTGTGTCTGTTTACTTACCTCATCCCTTTGTTTTTCTCCAAGTACCACCTTTTGACTTATAGTTTTTAGCGGCCCATGCATTAGCATAAGCAGAAGGGTAAACCTTGAATTTTCTTTTAGCGGCTGCAATAGATGCTGCCCATTTCTTTTTATCGTTAGGTACATTCTTCTCAGTAAATAGTTTTATCTCGGCCATCTCTTTACGAGTGATCTTTGAGTGTCTACCCTCAACAATACCATCTTTACCATCCATGTAGTTATAAACAGATTGTAAATAGTCCATTGACTTGGTAATCTTTGATTGTACCCAAGCTGGCAGCTCATCTTCGCTATCTATTCTATCTCTCAACATTTCAGCATAGTCAATAGCTCTTTCTAGTTGGCCTCTTGCCATACCACCTTCTTCGTGGCTATCTTCAACTACCTTTTTAAGTTTCATTACATTCTCCGTTAATCAACATCATGTCCTCTATCTTTGAGGCCTTGTAACATCTTTCTATAGTCAATTACTAATTTTTTTCTTTTAGCTGACTCAATCTTGTGCATACGTTTAGAGATAACAACCCACACAATAACTTGAAACATAAAACACATAATAATAATACTTCTTGCTTCATCCCCCAAGATGGCCCATTGGTTTAAGATATACACTAACATCTTTTGTATAACTCGTCTATTTTTCTTGCTGCAGCAAAATCTCTTGGAGATAGTACAGCACCTTCTCTTAGAGCAACAATTATATAGTGACCATCTTCAGTCTCATTAAAGACCATACCTTTATATGGTGATGATTTAGCTACAAATACATAAGGAGGATAAGGTTTATTTTCTAAAGACTCCTCCATGTGTATGATAAGTGATGCACAAAAGTTTTTGGCTTTTTCATTTCTTGAAAAATAAAAGATACGCCTTAGGCATCTATCTTTAAGCCTCCAATCCCTATGTAGTTTAGGTAGTTCACCGTTCTCGCGCAAAAGACTTCTCCACCATTATTCACAAAAAAGAAATAACTTAGAGAAACCATTTGCTATTTATTCACCTATAAATATAAAAAAAAGAGGGGAAAAATCCCCTCTATAAATTTTTATTGAATTCATAACCACTCAAGTGGTCTACATGAAATCTAAAAAAGTCTTTACTCTTTAAACACTTAGCGTTTTCAGCTCTTAACAAACAATGACCCCCTATCTGTTCTGTTGGCTGAAAGTCTATAGCTACATACTCTGTTTCTAAGAAAAGTTTTGCTGAGCAGAAGTATGCTGCACCATAAGAAGCGGCATAACATTGTGAGTCGTAATTATAGAGACCATCTTCTGTTGTTAGGTTGTGATAAAAGTTTTCATCATAATCGTCAACTTCAAATGGTTCGTTTGCTACAACATAAGGATTGTCATCATCCCTAAACATTCCTACAAAGTCAACAAACCTCTCATCACCTACACCAAACTTTTCTTTTCTTTTCTCAACATTATCTTTAGGTATCTGCTCAAACCTTTGTGGAGAGAAATAAACACCATAGTCATTATCTATGATTTTTTTCATACCATCAAGGTCTTGAGCGTATACAACTTGATCCATCTCTGTATAATAAACGTATTTTACATTTTGTTTATCGTTATCATCAAAGGCCTCTTGTATCTTTGATACCAACACATAAGGAAGAAACTCTGCCTTTTCTAATCCTCTAAAGTATAGTATTCTTATCTGACCATTTGAGGCAAATGGTTTGAGTGTTGCAAAATCCTTATCATTGCAACACCCGACAAAAATAGGATTAGAAATCTTCTGTAATGAATATAAGCAATATCTAAACCACTCCTCCCTAACATTTAGAGCTTGTTGTGTGTGGTCTGGGCTATAGTCACTTATGCCACTAAAGTATGGGACAATAGAAACCGTATCATTTACCATACCGCCTCGTTACAATGTAATCTCAATGGTCTTGGTAACATTGTCTTCTTCTTTTGATTCACTTACTATTTCATAAGCATCAACACCGTTGGCACTTAGAAACGCAGCTATCTTTGAATCTACATCAGATTCAAATACTTCCGAAAATGTCTCTTGTATCTTTTTTGTTTCTTCCTTTGCAGGTGCAGCTGTCTTTGGTGCAGCCTTCTTTGTTGTTGTCTTTTTTACAGGTGCAACCTTGGCCTCTGTTTTTTCCGCAGCTGCAGTTTTTGCCTTCGCCATTGTTATGTCCTTTCTTTAATTCCATTAGTTTGCTGGGTTAGCAGCGGTATCTGTTGTTACATTGATAGGCTCAATAACACTAGCAAGTATCTGTGTAAAACGAGACATACCTTCTGCTGGTTCCATTTGTTTTGCCTTAACATTGATGTTATATTTTGCTGATTGGTCAGAAGTTCTTTGTGTTTCCTTTGATGAAGCAACTGTGCCAGTTGTCTTTGATGTTCTCTCAACTGAGCCAGACATTTTAACCTTTGCTCCCCAAAATCCATAACTAGCTGAAAAAGACCCACTAGACTTAGAGCCTGTCTCACTTGACTTAGAAGAAGATGATTTATCAGTGGAAGATTCACTAGTCTTTACTTCCATCATAAAGTCAACTTCCATTGTATCCAGAGTAAAATTTGGGATAGTTACCAAGGGCAAAAGAGGCATTTGTATTTTCTGTGTTACGTTTGTCAACTCACCTTCGGGTGTGTTTGCCAATCTATCAAGGTTGATGTTTAATACTTTTGCTTGTCTTTCGTTTGGCTTTCCATCTTCTGCCTCTTCAAAGGCAAGTGCCTCTACAAAGTCCAAAGTGTTTTGAGCTAACGCTGCCTGACCTTTTGATGCTGCTAGAATGGGGTCAAGAATAAGTGTTTCTATTGGTAAACCTACAAATGCATCTGAGATTGCCATAATACTTCTCCTATGTTGGAATAAACTTTATTAAGTTATCCTTTATTCTGGCAAGACCCTCTGGTGGCTCCTTACCTTTAAACTTCACAGAAATAGTGGCTAACTCTTTTCCACCCTCTCTGTTTGAAAAATCCGAGATAATCTTTTTTATTTTACTTTCCCTATAACCCTTCACTTTTTTGTCTTCTGTACCTGTAGAGAGTTTTACCTTCATCTCTACACTAACCTCATCAATACCTAAACCATAATGTGGCACAAGGGTTATAGCTGGAATGTGCACATCTTTCAAAGAGCCATTAGAGTCTGGTAACTTAACAACAATCATTTTTGGAGTGCCATCTGGCTCAAAATAATCTTCTGTTATTTCCCCAAGCCAATGTTGCTCTATTGTATTTGATGCTTCTACTACACTGCTATAGATACTCTTAAAAATATCGTCTAACATAAAACCTCTTTAATGGTGGAGGTGGGGGGATTTGCACCCCCGTCTTGTCGAATGCTAAAAATAAAAGATACACAAGTTTAGTTACTACTCACAAGATTGACAATGCTTCTTTTCTAGATGACGTTTCACAGAGTATGAAAAGAATAAAGTTGACTTCTATGAAACGGAAGGCGGCTCTTAGGCCGCCATCTTATATTCTAACTCTTCGTCAGTTAGTGTTTGTATACTCTTTTTAGAGAGTTAGTATACTTTCTCTCACTTGCCTTTATCAGTAGACATCCCCAATCGAATCCTAAAATCACCCCCTACTAACCTTTGAGTAAAGTTTTCTTTGTTTGGCCACTGATTTCATTCAGATGGCCGCTTCCTTGACACTTAGGGCAGATTTCATTCTTCTTTGTTGATTCATTTATAATCAACTTCTTTCCTTTACATACTCCGCAAATAAGTGTGTCGGTATTATAGTTTTTCATCGGTTCTTATACAATCCCATTTTACGACCCTTGGCTGCAGTCTTCTTAGCCTTCTTTGTAATACGGGCTTGTTTCCCTTTTCTTTTTATAGCAGACTTTCTTGCTATTCTTTTTTGTTGAGTTGGTTTTACTTTTCTAAGATGCAAAGGCAACTTCTTCTTTCTTTTCTTTACAATCTTTAGCTGGCCACCAACTCTTCTTAATACTTTCTTTCTTGGTCCGGCAATAGGAAACTCTTCTAATGAGCCTTCCTCTATAATTTTACCCAACTCTTCTCTAACTATTTCCTCTATTACTTTCTTCAAATCGGCCACTGTTTTTCTCCTAACATAAATATAGCCTCAATTGAATAGCTCAAGCATTTCTATCAACTCGCTTTCTCTTGATTTATCAAGATTAAATCTCAAGCAAAATGATTTATTTCTTTTACTCCTAAAAGGTGTATTGTAATTGAATGGAGTAAAAACTGATTCTTCCAACACTTTCTCTATTCTTTCTTTACCTACATCTTGGTTTATCAAAACTAGAAACCCGTTGCTCAAGTCACAGGTTTTCCAATTGTCATTTGAGCAACAGACTTCGTATTCACTTCCACCTACTATTACATTTTCCATTCTAGTAATCCATATTTTGTGCTATGTTTTGGTTATACCAATCTTCATGGAATTCTTCTGCATTCTTCAGATAGAAAGATAGTCTATCTTCAATGTGTTCGTTTATATTATAAGTATTATCTGACCACTCTTTGAATTCCTGTGCTCTTCTTTTTGTCTCATCAAAGTTTTCAATGTGATTTGATATTGCATTTATCCAAGCTCTTGGTGTTGTATAGTCAATAGCAAATCCCTTCAAAGAGATATTATCTGGCACTCTATCTGCCATAGCCTTGTAGCCACCAAAGTTTGAAAAGACGGGAATACATCCATACCGAGCTGACTCTACTACCTTGATTTCTGACTTACAAGAAGAAAATGTGTTATGTTCAATGTATGCCATACTAATGTCATACAAGGCATAAAACTTACCATACTCTTCCAAAGGTAGAGCATCAAAAATCTTTAGGCGATTAGGGTCAATGTCTGCAAACAATGCCTCAATACGGCCCTTGTATGTTTGACTCTTATCTTCAATTTCTTTTTCTTCAAATCTCTTGTTGCCGTTTTCATCCTCATGGATTTCAACAGCTGTATCCTTCAATGCCATACCAGCTAAAACAAAATGAGTGTTTGGATACTTATCATGAATGGCCTTCATAATAGGAGCCATCCTCTTGATGTCTTCAAAGTGAGAAGTCAAACCAGCCCAACCAATAATAATCTTATCATCTGTTGGAAACCATTCTCCCAACATTTCCTTCCTTACTTCATTCTTATCATAATTCCACTGAGGCAAATCCCAATCAAACATATTTGGAAAGATGTTTACATTATCATTGAAGTTACCAAATGTCTTTGCTAGTTTAGGTGTGGTGGTAGTAATAGAGTCAGAATGTTTTATTGACTGCAGAGACATCTTATCTTTACCACTCTCTATCCAAAGTGTTTTCATTGGGTGACTATTGGGTAGATTGAATTCATTATCATCAGCATCGTGTATAATGTATGGACGCTTTTCGGTCTTTGGCCACATACGAGCAACCGATAGGAAATGTGAATGTAAATTTCCACAACGATGCATAACAATAACATCAGCAATCTTTACATGATTGGGTTGTATGTTTTCTGTATACAAATAGTTTGCTTCATCGGGGAATGACTTCCACAATGCGCGCATTGGCTCAAAGATTCTAAAATAACTTGTGCCTGTTTCTGATGGGGTAGAAAAAACTATTGTCTTCTTGTTTAGGTCTAAATCATTCGGTGAAGTAAAATAGTCTTTTATTTTGTTTCTATCTTCTAAGTCTCTAAATTGAATAACCTCAAGCAACTCTTCTTTTGTCATAAATCCCCCGTTTTAATTTCCATACATCTTATAAGTGCCCATAATAGTAAAAACACTCTGTCTATTAGCTTGACCAGACCCACCAGAGCGATACATGCCTGGCGTTACATCAATGTTTAGCTGCTCAAAGTTTACACCAGTGTGTCCGTTTGCACTCAACACCTCTGTTAGTCTTTTTATCAAACTAGCAAACTCATTTTCATAATAAGACACAAGCTCTTCATGTTGTCCTAGTTTAGCATTTTCAGATGTGCTGAAGTTGACAGTGGTGCCATTCTCACCATCATCTGTATTACACCCAAAAGTAACATTCATTTCTGGTATCTTTGAAACATAGTTTTTTACCAACTCATCTGCTGTCTGTGTTACTACTGGCTCTGGCCTGTTTGGAGACATTACATATGTCTCAAGATTAGCCATCATCATTTTTGTTCTCCGTTTTTTTGTTACTTTCTATGTAGCAATGTTCACACATTTCATACTTATCGTAAAACATTATATCCCAACTTCTCATAAACCTACCACACTTTTTATTCTCGGCCTCATCTATAATGTTGGGGCAGAAATGTGGTGTAAGTGGTTTATAATCATCATTCTTCTTTACTGTTTTCTTCCACAGCTTTGTGCTGCGTGTTGGCAACCCTAAAGGGTGACCTTGACCTTCTGACATTATAACCTACTTTCTATCGGTAGTCTTGATATTGACTCCATACGTATGCACTAAGTGTTGCACTCATTTCTGTTGTGGAAGTTAGTCTGACCCATCTCCAATGACCACTAGCAACATAGCCACTAACACTATTATCAATTACTGGGCCGCCAGGCATATTTATCCAATTTGCGGCGAAGTCTGACGCTGAAGCGGAAGACTCTTTTCTTGGATTTTCCTTGCCTCCATAGTAACCTTCTGAAACGGCCTTGTTATTACTTGTCTGAATACTAAGTTGACTTGGGTGTAATGCATGACCAGCTTTGCCTTGGTCTAACGAATTACTGTTATTAACCTGCACTATAACATCATTTTGTACACCAGCAGAATCTTTTAGAATAATTGTAAATGGGTGACCGCCGACATAAAGACAATCTGTCCTTTTGTTATTAGCTGTTAATCCATCTGTTCCAGATTCGCCAAATTTTCTAAGCAGTGCATTATCAAATACGTTTACTGCCATTTCTTTATCTCCGTGTATTAATTACTTGTAATACTATTATACCCTATAAATATAAACTAGTTTTGTGCATTGTCAAAGTCAATGTATGTAATAGTCATCTTCTTTCCATCCAACAACCACTGTGATAGTCTTGGGTAAATTCTCTTATAGGCATTTACAGATGCACCTATAACACCT